TCCTGCTAATACCATACCTAGTTCTTTCATTTATTCAAATATTTTGTTTGCTAGGCTGTGTATATAATTGTCTAACCTATCGTTGTTCATAACAAATTTTTGTTGATATGTTTGTGCAAACTCGTGTGCCTTATCAACATGTTGACCATCAAGTGATACACTATCACCATCAGTAACTTGAATTACACCCACCATTGCCATCATAGCATGTGGTGTACATTCATATACATAAACACCTGGAGTATCTAGTGTAATTGAAATCTCTTCATTCATTTCACCTCTCCATGGAGTTGATCCTGGAGGAGTAAATACTGATACTGAATTGTGCATAGGATCAGATGCTACAAAGTTTACAGTATCTCCTACTGAAACTTTTAAGACAGCAGGCTCAAATACCATCATGCCTCCTTCTCCGTTGTTTAACATTCTTACATAGTGGTCATCTGCAAAAGACGGCACTGATAATAAAAATAAACTCATTGCTAATAATACTTTTTTCATTTTATTCCTCGTCTACTAATTTTTTAAATTCTGTATAGCCACCGACCTTATTGCCGTTGACAATTATTTGTGGGAATGTTCTTGCACCTGGAAATGTTTCCATAAGTTTTTCCCTATCAAAATCCACATCTAGCATGTGAACTGTTAAATCATGTCCTTCTCTTTCTGCTAAGGCTTTTGCCATATCGCAGTAAGGACATTGTGGTTTACTATAAATTTCTACTTTCATGTTATTTTATTCCTTAATCTAAACCAAAATGCATCATCCTTGTCTTCAAATGTAATTTTTGCATATTTGGTATCACGGACAACATCAAAGTGCCACCCATATTTTCCTTTAGCATTTTTATTTATATCCGAGAGTACCGAATGTGGTATACCAATCTGGCTCCAATCTTTATCGTCACCTGAGTAGTGACCTTGTTCCCAAATTACTTCATGTTGAAAGAATTTGTTGTAGCCACACTCTTCTCTCCAATCAGGTTCAGCGGAAGTTCCATTTGTTTGTGGAGTTGTACCTGTTGCTCTTTCTACTATATCTCTCAATGCTTTAATCATTTATCTGTAAAATTACCGCCTGTGTAAATAACTTCTTCCTTTGCAGGTTGATTGTTTTGGATTTCATTTACTACTTTCACAAGAAACTTTACGTCAAATGACGTTTCCTTTGCGTCTTGACTGTCTAATTGCTTAACTCTGCTTATAAACTTATCCAATTCACTCATTACTTACTCAATGCCTTACGTTTAATTTTGTTAAGAACTTTAAGCCTTTGCTTTAGTTCCAGTTTAGTTTTAAACGGACCTTCGTAACCATAAGTTACCAAAGTGTTTAACTTAGGACAATTACCGTGTTTCCAACCCTTTTCAAAGTTGATTGCATACCAACCTGCCGCATAATAAACCGTACTGTTCTCAGTTTTTGCAAACAACGGAATCTCTTCCATATAGTCAGGGTGGTTATGGTCAATAGGAACTGGATTAGGATAATCAACTGCATAACCTTTAATATAGAATGTTGCTGGTTGTGTGATATCTAATTCAATACCCTCATCAAACACAAACTTATTCTTAAAAAAGTCTTGCACTTCCTCTTTATTTTCAAACAATACTGTTTCAGTTTTATCAAGATATGTAAACTTATCCTGTATTGTCTTATGTAAAATGCCTACTCTCTTTTCAGCATCGTTTACTATCCAAGCATCATCACTAATCTTCTGTAGTTGTACTTGGTCTTTAAATTTAATCATGTTTACCTCCGCTTTCGTATTCACTGATTAATTGTCTAGTACTAGCCTTAGCACCAAACTCTCTTTTAAATACCTTATGAACTCCATTTATTTCTGCTCGTTCATAGATATATTTCTTACCATGCTCTGGGTGTTTGATTTCATCAAACATCTTTTGCACATCCTTATCCGTTTTACTTTGCACAGCCATTTAACATACTCGCATAGTTAGTAGGATTCTCACTCATACGTTGTAGACTCCACTTAGCACAGAACTTCATAAAATGTATTCCTACATTCCTCATTTGTTCTGTTTGCTTTTGTTGTGAAATCCTTTCACGTATTAGTTCTTTTATTTCATCGGGTTGAGCAGTTAGGTCAATAAGTATTCTGTTTCTTTCAAAACAATCTCTAACTCTCTGCTCGTCTCCATTATGGTCCACCCAACGTTGTAGCATAAAATTATTGTAATTAAAGCCTGTGCTGTTTCTATCTTCATAGGCTTCTTTTATGCCAGTCTTGTTCTTTGTACCTTTTACTCTTGCACCAGGATATGCACTAAACACATTGTCAGTAGCATCTCCTCTAACACACTTTTCAAATAGTATGTATTCTGGATCAGGTAATTCTTTTTCATTGCCTGTCTTTTTATCTATAACTCTGTTGCCAGTCTTAGCATCTACAAAGCCTTCAAGGCTAACTAATTGATCCGTTGTACCATTGTATTGTTTTACATTATCTGCCATCAATTGATAGAAGTCACTGTCTGTGCTAACAATCATGTGTTCATCATCTGGATGATCCTGTATCCACAATGCAATCATATCATCTGCTTCTGCTTGTTCACATCTAATTACACTACAGTTAGTCTTTTCAGCAAAGAACTTAACCATATCATCATATGCTTCAAAGTATAATTCATCATCCTCTACTTCACGAGGACTACGTTGATCCATTGTGACCTTTCTGTTCTTCTTATAAGGCTCATAGAAGTCTTTACGCCAACTTCTGCCTTCTAAACACAATACAATATGGTCCGCATTAAATTCTCTATGACATTTTGCTAAACTGTTGAACATAATGTGCATTGCCATACCAATCTTTGTATCGATATCTGCACCTCTACCACCAACATGTTTGGCTCGCATAAACATATTCAAACTATCTACAAGTAAATATTTCATTGTAATCCTTCCTTAACTTTGTCTAGAGATTTAAAATAATGTTTAGAAAACTTAACGCCATACCACACTCCGCCTTTTTGTGAAGCATCACGTGTATCTTCTAATGTGTAAAAAGGAATAATGCCTAAGAGTTTATCCTTAAATATTCTATAGCCTTTTCCTTTTTCTACTAATGTCATCATTTTTCTTCTATTCCGTGTTCCATTAATGCATCAAAAGGACTGTCTTCCATCCACTGACTGCTTCTAATCTTTCTTTCTTCAGCCGCCTTTGTTAAGTCTTTCATTAAGTCTATGTTCATAGTCTTAAAAGACTTTAGTAGTTCTAACAGTTCTTCATCAGTTAAGTCATCTACAAAACCCTTTATCTTAGGAGCAATGTGTGAATTAACAAGGACTGCCAACTTATGCTTTGCTACTGATTCTTCACTCATTTGGTTCCTCCTTTGTAACTTCTGGCTCTGTAACAGATATAACATCACTGCCATCATATTGTTCTTCTAAGCCATAGTCTTGATCCTCTAATTCTTGTAGCAATACTGTTCTACAAATATCATTGAACCATTTGTTTACAACAGATTCATCACTGTCGCCAACATAACCTTTTTCCTGTAGCATAGCAACAAACTCATCATTCCAATCAAGTTCCATGTATCCTGCTTTAGGATCATCAGGATTAACTTCCATCTTCTTTACTTCTACCCAAGGTCTTTTTAATACATGGGCAACTGCTTTATCATGTTGTGCTTGATCCATTTCACCTTCTTCAAGCATAACATCTGCTTCTGCTATTGCTTCTTCTTCAGTTGTTTTACAGCCTACTTTTGCAAGAGCAATCTTCCTGTCTAGTCCAGTGAGTTCATACTCAATCTTTGCCCTTTCGTATGCTTCTCCTTTTAGTCCCCAACTAGCAGGGAAAAAACTAAATGGAATAATTTTACGTTTCTTTGTCATTACTATCTCCTTTGTCTTCGTTGCTACTGTACCACCTGTTGCTACAGTATGCATCACAAAAGACGTTCTTCATATCTGGTGTGTGATATCTAACTACCATTACTACTCTGTTACACTCTGCACAAAATTGCATTATGTACCCCAAGCATTGCCAAATAAATTAATATGCAATCTAGGACTAAACTTGTATCCTGTTTGCATACATGCTTCAGCAACATCTTTCTCAGTTAATTCCTGTTGTTCAAATGTTGCACCTTCAGGCATACAATAGATAGCATCTAATTCTACACCTGCTTCTTTATACGCACTCACGTATTCATCAACTTCATCGAAGTCAATCATATCTCTAACAACAAATTTGTTGTAAAGATAACTGTTCTCTACTTTGTTCATTGAAACTAAACACTCAGGCTTTAATGTATCTTCCCTTGTCTCAGCACTAATAGACAGTTTAGGTGATGTACTCCAAGTAATATGTACATCTTTGCCATCGCTGTTAAAGTATTCAATCATATTATCTTCGCAAAACTTACTGCCATTTGTTTCAAATGTAACATTTACTAAACCATATTCTTTGTTTAGTCTATCAATAAGGTTGGGCCAAACACGTTGCCACCCTAGTAGCGGTTCACCACCTGTGATAACCAAGTGTATGTCTTCGCCGTGCCGGCCCTGAAAAGTACCATCTGGTAACAATGACGTGATGTTATCAATCACTTCACTTACAGTTTCTGTCCTCTGTAAGTGTTTATATTTCATTGCCCAACTGGCACTACTGTCACACCCAATTGGTGTAACAGGCAACTCTTCGATACTTTTATAAGCATCGGGATGATTCTTATCGGCACGTTCATCAGTCATGTAAGGCATATCGTCCTTCGCTATGATGTCTCCACGTGGTTGTCCAAAACCTGCACATTCAAAGTTACAACCAAAAGTTCTAAGGAATACACTAGGCACACCTACCCATCTACCCTCGCCTTGCACAGAGTAAAATACTTCAGAGTACCTTAACTTAGGTTCCTTCTTTACTTTATTGTCAAATGTTTTAACTTCCATTTTGCGTTTTTTTCTTTCTTGTTTTAAATTCGTTGTAGTCTAAATCATTTTTAGTTGATTCAAAGTCGTTTACAATATCAGGCACAGCCATTTGCATTGCTTCGTTTACAACTAATGCTAATTCATCTTTAATTATTGTGTTTGCTTCAATACATTCTATGTTCAGTAGAGTTACAATTCTTAGACCTTGATTCATAAGCCTACTGAAATCCTCTACTTCGTTGTAGTATTGATGTCCTATGGATAGTAATTTTATGTAAACTACCTGATTAAGATTAGTAACTTCTATAATTACATCATCTCTACCACCTGTATTTTCTACCTTCAATAGTTTTTCATTGTCCATATTAGGCACAGTTGTATTGTCAGCATAAAAGTGAATTGCTTCAAATATATCTTCTTTAGTTAGTTTAGGAAACATTTCTAATAACAATTCTATTGTCTTGCCTGCACCTATCTTGTTTACAATGTTATCGATAGGAACTAAACCATTCGATGTTACAAACGACTTATGTCTTTTCTCTATCATGTTTTGCTCCCTATCTCAACAACATCTGGATACAATTTTGTTCTCATATCTATTACAAATTGTATAAATTTTGTTTTTATATCTGCATCTATAATAGTATTTTCTTTAAGAGCACATGAATTAATATCCTGTGTTACACTATTATTTTTTAATTTTACATACATACTTTTATCACAATCTATACTTAAAACATATTTTAGCATATCTTGTTGCCAAAAGTCAAGATATTTTTCCAATATTTCTGGTGAATATTTATCATGGTTGTAAACTACCATATCATGTTTTTCGCTAAAACTTGCATTAACACTTACATCATAGTCTTTAGCAGTTAAATACTGAATAATATTTTGTCCAACTGCATCAACCTTACCAATGTAATTTGTTACAAGTTTTTCTGGTATGGATACTTTGCCACTTCCTAAAGGCGGATTTAAAAGTATATATTTTATCCAGACATTATCTTTTAATTCTATAATTTTTAGAATGTAATCTACATAATCTTTAACAGGACTTTTGTACCATCCTTCGGGCCAGTCTTTTGTTAAGTCTGTGTCAAATAATCCTGCATGTATATTACAAATATTTGGAGTATCAACATTACATTCTATATCTGCTAATTCTTTGGTCTTTCTATATAACTTTAAGAATGGCATACCTTGTGGATTTCTTAGCACCATTCTACTACCTAAGTTTATTATAAATTTGTTTGGAGTATCTTTCCAAATAACTTTTAATAACTTTAATAGTTCTACTTGTCCATTATATTTTGTTAGGTTGGTGGGTATGGTTTCCCAATTTGTTATCTCTTCTGTGTCAGCATTTAAACTAAATGCATTGTTTATAAACAAATCAACGTCTTTGCTTTCTTCTACAACTTTATTTGCACCTTCAGGTGTATTAATATTATATCCTGTACTTAAAGAAAAGCCTAATACTTCATGTCCTTGTTCTAGTAAAGCATCATATAATCCTTTGCCTAGTCCTCTTGTATGACCAGTAATGGCTACTTTCATGCTTTTCTCCTAAAATACATTACAACACCATACACACTTAGAGTAAACCAAAACACTTCTATTACCATACTAGCCAAGTTCCAACTGTATAATAAACTTACTGTCACAAGTATTGCAACAATCATATTATTAAAACTGTACCAAAACCCTTTAGGGTCTATTTTATCAAATTGCAATAAGGCGTATGTACCTATTAGCAAGGCTACACCTAATAATCCTATAATATCTGGTATGGTTACCATTTGTTACTCCTCTAATTGTGGAACGGTATCATCTCCAACGGTACCATCGTACCCTTTGAATCTATAATATACTGTAAGTTCTTCTCCCTTAGCAATAGGTTTAATTGTGTGTAAAGTTCTATCGCCTCTGTCAGTACTAATATATGCATTAGGATCTTCACTGTGATTAATGAATCCACCCAATGGTGTTCTTACCCATTCATGTCTATCTCTATTGTGAACTAACACATGAGTCTCGCCTAATATTGTTCCTGCTTGTAGTTTGACAGTAGCATGTAAACCCAAGCCATCTATTTGACTTGACTTAATTGTAACACCCTTAGGCAAAGGTCTATATGTTCCTTCACTAAATGTTTTCACTACTGACCTTTACTTCCTGCAAATTGTTGTTGAAGTTTTATGTTATCCATAAACTCCTTTTGCACCTTACCTTCGTCTTTGAATGCACCTTTTAATACAGTTGTCTGTGTAAGACTACTATGTGCTTGTACACCTCTATTTTCTACGCAACCATGTGTGGCTTGTACATAAACACCAATGTCATTACTACCTGTTGCATTCATTATCTCTCTAGCAATATCATTAGCAAGTTCTTCTTGTAGTGTTCCACGTTCTGCACACCATTGTGCTATTCTAGTGTATTTAGACAAACCAATTAATTTTTCTGCGGCTATAATACCTATGTATGCTACACCTTTTACTATTTGGTGATGATGCGAACACATACTTGTAAGTTCACTTCTTACAACTAGCATACCTTCATATCTATCAATACTGTCATTAGGAAATGCAGTTGCTTTAGGCATAGGTTCATACCTACCAGCCATCAATTCGTTGATATACATCTTTGCTAGACGTCTACCTGTGTCATGACTGTTAGGATCATTTTCTATATCTATAACTAGTCCTTCTAAAACTGCTTCAAACTTAGGTGTAAGTTCATCTATAAGTTTTTGCTTTTCACCTTCTTCTATGAAGTCTGATATATTATCGCCTGCCCAAAATCTTTTGCCGGCTTCTCTAAGTCTTGCTTTAATTTGTTTACTAGTTTCCATTTTGTTTCTCCGAGTTATGGACGAGGATGTCCTGTTGTTCTTTCAACTTAATTATTTGTTTTAATGCTTCAATCTCTTGTTTAAGATTTAATTTGTCTAACTTTTCTTTGTTATACTCTTCACTATTTAGGCGATTAGCATAATCTTCTGCTACTTTCTTGTCCAATTCCCTGTGTCTTTCAGTTAATACTTTAAGATGGTTGTTTAGACTTTCTAATGTACTCATTTCCACCACTCCTCATAAGGAAATACTATCCATTGCTTTTCTTCTTCCTCATCTAGTTCTTTAGCACATATTTGTACACTAAAGTCACTAGATAACTTTTCAAATAAACTTACATACTTTACATTGTCTGTCATACCTTCCATTACAACAATGTCATGTATTCCTTTCAGTGTGGTGCCTGTATCATTTATATCATCTATAATAACAACTCTCTTACCATTGTATTTAGACAAAAGTTGTCTGAGTTGGTTAGAATTTTGTACCTCTCCATCTCTTGTTTGCCATTCAAAGCCATGAAATGGAATGTCAAAGTAATGACTCATCATTACACCAATTGGGAAACCACCTCTACCAGGACCTAATACCACATGTGGCTTTAACATTTGAGTAGCCATCTGCTGAGTGATATCAGCCATCATACTGTTTACATCTTCCCAAGTGTAATATTTTTTCATTACAATAGTTTCTTAAGTTTAATTTTTTGCCATTTAATCTCATCAGCAACTATGTCTTTAATACTTAAAGCAGGTTGCCAACCTAATACTTTTTCTGTAGTAGAAATGTCTGCATGAGTTTGAATCATATCGCCATCTCTTTCTATAGCATTGTGTACTTCTATCGTTGTGTCTAATTGTTCTTCAACTTCTTTAACAAGTTCTAACATGCTCACAGGATTGTTATTACCTATGTTTAGTACACCACTTAGTTGTTGGTCAATTATCCAATGTGTTGTTGCAACAAAGGCTCTAGCAACATCTGATACATGAGTATAATCTCTAATTACTGTGCCGTCATCTGTAGGATAATTTACACCATTCACTGTAAACACCTGACCAAGTAAACCTTTCTGTACAAGTATTGGCAATACATGTTTAATTGGATCTTTTTGATATCCAAGTTTGCCTCCATCACTTCCAGCAACATTAAATAATCTTAAGTTCATATAGTTTATGCTATATGTTTTTGCATAGTCCTCAATGATTCTTTCACACATCACTTTACTTCTACCATATGGATTGATAGGACTTAAAGGATCTGTTTCTTTAAACGAACCATCTTCATTAATGCTTGTTCCATATACACTTGAACTACTAGCAAATATAAAGTTCTTAACACCTGCGTCTACGCAATTATTAAGTAAACTAATAGTTGAATATACATTATCTGTATATGTCTGATTGGTGTTTACTAAACTATCTGGCACACTATTGTAAGCGGCAATGTGTACAACTACATCAGGTTTGATTAGTTTTAATATGCCTTGCACTTGCTTGTTATCTACTTCAAACGGATATTGTGTAACACCATCCATTTCACGTTTACGTTTATCTATATTGATAACAGTAAAGCCGTTCTCAACAAACTGCTTACATACATTACTTCCTATAAAACCACTTCCGCCAGTAACTACAACGGATCTTTCTGTACTTTTCATTTCTTACCTCTAATAATATTATACAATGCAGTACCGCCAAAGAACTCTTCCTTTAAAATATCTTCCTGCTCTTGGCATTTAATACTAAGGTCTGCATTTAATAAGTTGTGTATAAACTCTACAACTTCTTCCTTGTGTTCCAAGTAACTGTCAAAACTTTCTGTCCACTTACTAGGATATTTAAAGTCATCCAAATACATTTCTGAATAACTCAGTCTATCAGGTACCATTGGTAATGCACCAACTAATGCACCTTCATAGCAACCAATCCCTAATGTTTCCTGTGTGTTAGCACTAAACACAACCTTACTTCTCATTAACAATAAATGATATTCTTCTTTAGTAAGAACTTTATCTTGTGCAACAACAAATTCAACATCAGTAAACTCATTGCCTAAATCTCTAAATATTTCGACTTGCTTTTCTGGAGCAATTCTATGTGGAAACAATACCATGTCCATTTTGTTTGATGGTATATCAAACTCTTGTAATAGACCTGGCATGTATTCCATGGGCCAACCAACTTTGTGTATTTTAGATGTGTCTGCCTCCGGAAAGGATTGCATAAACAAATCAATATGAAAGTCAGTAGCATAAAAATTATCATCGAAGGCATTGAACATAGCCATCTCAGCATGTCTGCACCACGGAGCATCTCCAATCAATCTTCCTAAAAAGTCTACTGGATCATAACTACCGGCATGCCACATGCCTCCGATTTTAATTTTAACATTCAGTAATTCTGCCATGTATTTTAGTTGAAGAACAGTTGGGTTCCAAGCATCAGTATAGAGAAAATAATCTCCATCCTTTACTTCACCATTAGCAAACATATGGCTAATCTTTTTCAACTGCTCACTCTTCCAATAGTTTGTACCACTAAAGTTTAAAAATGCACCAGGAGTTGTATCCTGTGGTGCATCTTCTGGACCTGTGATAACTTCAACATCTAACCCTGCTTGTTCCATTTGCTTAGGCAAATGTGTTTTCCACTGGGCAGTATATCTTGTTTCTACTGGTTCAAGTTCAACTAAAAATACTTTCATAATTACATACTGTTTTTCTTTTCTTGGATTTCAGCACGTCTGCTCTTAGCAAGTTTTCCAAGTTCACCTAGAGCCTTTCTTGCTCTTGTGGCACTTGCTTTGACGCCTTTCTCTTCGAACTTTGCACTTTCTTCTAGATAGGCTTCCATCTGTGCTTTTATTTGTAAATGAATTTCTGAACTCATTTTCTTCTCCTCTATATATAGATTAACAACCCGTGTCCTCAGCAACAAAATCTTCTCTCAAAGGTCTGCTGTGAACAGGGTAGTCCATTTCGCAACCGTTTTCATTATCTTCGGCTACTGATATTCTAACAAATCTGTTAGGATATTTGTCGTTGATTACTGTATATAATTCATCAGCAATCATTTCACAACTTTTGTTGTTCAGTTCAAGAACATCATCTTGGTTGTAAAGTCTTTGCAACCATCTCTTAAACTGAATAAATTCTATGTCTCTGTCATCATGGAATACTTCTATCCACACTTTAAAATGAAATATGTGTCTGTGCTTGTATCCCAGGAAACTAACATCGTCCCAATCGCCTGTAGCAGTTGCAGGATTAGTATCTGCACCTGGATAATAATGTACGCCTTCTTGGCTAAATGTTACCCAAATATTTCTCATTCTAACCACTCTCCTATTTTCATAAATGCAATTGGAATAATGACCACTGCAACAATAAACAAACTTATAAATGTTACAAGTTCACTTGGATTATTATTAAATGGTTCCATTATGTCTCCGTTAGTTTATCTAGTTCTTCCAAGTTATGGTCGCCTAGTATCTCTACATTATACATGCCTTCTTTTGTTCTGTCAACAGTAAAAGAAAAATCATTGTATCCTTTGCTTTCGAGAATATCAACCTTAGCACAAAACTCGTTGAACTCTTTTGTGTTTAGTAATGCATTCATATCATTACCGTTACTGCCATTGTTAATAAAATAACAATGTATAATCCTTTGACTAGCCTTTCAGTTCTATCAAAACCTCTGTCTAAATCATCGAATTTGTTTATCACACTTTCGTATGACTCTTTTAATTTCTTTTCACTTTCTCTCATTATGCCTCCTTATTAGGATTCCAAAGTGTTAAGTTCTTTTTCTTTAACCTGTTAGCAACAATAGTATATCTATTTTGCTCTTCTTTCCATTCTTTAAGCCATTTGTGACCATCACGTTCTGCATCAATAAAGATAGCATTAGTAAATGCAATAGGAAATAAAATACAAAAATGTATAATAATGCTTACTACAGTATTATATCCAAACCACCCTAAGTAGTTTGCCGCTAAGAATCCAAAGTAAACACTCCAGATAGTGAATAGCACTAACATAAAGTATGTTTGCAAACTTGGATCTTTGACATACCTTAATGGATTATATCTCACATCCATTACTTTACGCCACAAATTGATAGTACCCATTACTGTTCTTCTAAACAGACTTGGCTTCTTCATCATTGGTTCCATATCATTCTCCGTCTCTCAATCTAACGTTAATATATTCTCTAACTACATGCATACCGTAAGATGCCCATGTAATTACTACTAAACTCCAAAACAGTATGACTATATAATCCCATACCATTAAGTGTTGTCCTCAGGTCGATAGGCAACTCTTTGCTTATCGAATTTACCTTTGCCTAAATCAGGATTCTTTTTGGGATCTGGTTTAATCTTTTTCTCCTTCTCCCAAAACATCTTGTAAGGCTTTCCGGTTTTTTCTTCATGTACAACAACGGAACTGACGTATGCAAATAGGAATGCACCTATTACTAATACAATTCCAATTAAAAAATTAATCATCTCCATCATCGTAATCTTCATCCTCTTGAAGCGATATTAATCTATCTCTAAATTCAGATACTATTTCAATTAGTTGATTAATCTCATCAATATCTTGTTTCGTATCAATCTCAACTTCAAGTTTTATCTTCATGTTATACTATAATACAGTCTTTGACTGCCCTTGTCAACCATTTTTTCTGGTTAGTTTTCATTAATGTCTAGGCTTATTGTTGTTGTTATCCCAAAAGATATATGCGATAATTGCCAACGTGATAAGTGCTAATATGTATCCATCTATCATAAGTCTTCCTTAGTTATTTCATGTCCATGAAATGTGTAACCAATTACTTCTTTTTGTCCGCCTTTTACTGACAGCCAAACTACTAATGTTATAACTGCAACGCCAATAATATAACGCAACATTACTCTATTACCTCATCGCCAACATATTCGGACCAATCGGTGTAGTTGGATCTGCTTTTTAAGTCATGTAATTGATGACACCAAACACCTGTGTTAGTTCCTTCAAAGGATCTATCATCTAACTTTAGTGTAGTATTATAGTTAAAAGCATCAATGTATGGCAATCTAACTGCAATCATAGGAATAAATTTATTACTTTCACTCCAGCCATTGTCATGAAACCATTCATGATTAGCATACTTGCTGTCAAAATCTAGTGTTACCCAAACATCTGCTTCTAATAAACTTGTTATAATAAAGTCCCAGTCTTGCCAACTGTCTTTATCATCACCGGGTTGAAATGAATCAGCACAACCCAAATACACATGGTCAATCTTATTGTTCAAGCATCTAGCAAGAATCTCTTTTGGATTCTGTCTGCCAATAACAAACAATGTTTTCCTGCCATGCAATGGAGTTTGCTCTACTTCTTTACCAATAAAGAATTTAGGATCTTCTCCAAAGTTTTCTCTTCCTTGTACCTTAGCCATATTTTGCTCCGCTGTTTATGTCATCCGTTTTCTTTTTACGTTTAAATAATCTTTGTACACCACCACTTATACCCCAAGTAACAAACTTATAGCATAGATATACTACTAATATGTTTATGCCAATAGCCCATACCCATTCTAAAATATAGAACATGTATGCTGTCTCCCAGTATAAATCAGACAATGTGCTTCTCCCTATCTTTAGTAGCAGTTCTCTTCTTACCAGATGGACTTGTATATTCTTTTGTTATACCTTTTGTGCCACTTGGTATGACTTCTAATGCTATATATAAGCCGCACAATAATATAATTGATATGGCTAATATTGTAAATACTATTTCCATGTTACATAACTCCTGAGTCTTTCCTTACCCAATAATCTATCATTGAATGCTTCAAAGGCATTGTCTCTATGATATTCTTTTCCCCAAAGGTCTTTTGGTTTAATTTTATTTGTTTTAATTAATTCTACTGCTGTTTTCATACAAGATTGAAAATGTATATCTCTTGGGCTAGGACATTTGATTGTAATGTTCTTCCAAAGGAACTTACTAAAGTCTACTTGAGTAACCCATTTCTCTGCACCAATTATAAATGTACCATTTGTGTTTACAAAGTCTACATTAAAATAATCTGGATTGCTTGTCATATCAATAAAGTAATCAAAACCAGCATTAATATCTCCATTGAACTCTACATCTTTTTTACTGCTCCAATAGTCTTTGAATGCTCCACCTATTACAGTAAAGTTATTATATCCTAAATGATGTAGATATTCATATATCATTCTTGCTAAAAATCCTGTGCCTATTATTGCTATTGAACTATTCAACGGAGAACCAATTATACTACTCGCGATGTTTATAGAACATGCAACTGGTTCTATAATGTATTTAGGTTCTGCTTTAGGAATTATAACATAATCTTTGACATTACAATTATAATAATCTGCAAAGCCAGGCTCGCCTCTTGTTGCTACATAGTCTCCAACTTTAACTCCAGTTACATACTCTCCTAACTTAGTTACTCTGCCTACGCATTCATGTCCTTGTATTTCTTTAGGCAATGTAGTAAATTCTCCATTGAACATAGCAACGTCACTACTGCAAATACCTGTGTAGATGCTTTCAACTTCTATTTCATCGTCCTGAGGATCAGGCTTATCCCATACCATTTCTAGTATGTCATCATGTCCTGTTGTATAAAACAACTTAACCTTCATGATAAACCTCTAAGTTTTTATGTATCCATTCATCTACTTCCCTATGTTTCTGATAAGGAGTTGACTGTCCTGCTTCTATCATATTACTATATGCATAATTAGGACATAATCCAAAGTCCCATCTGTATGAACTGTCTACTGTTTGTACTGTAATACTCTGGTCATCTATACCTTCTTTCCAACTTGCATTAACTTCTACTAAAACTTTATCATTTAGTATCCATCTTTCTGTAGCAAAGTCGCAAACATCATACACACCATTTGGATTTACAACACCATACTCTGAATCCAGTAAGTCTGCTAATGTCCATTTCTGCATCATCATAAAGTTTACTCTTTCAAAGTTTGTTGGTTCTCCAAAGTGTCTTATCATTTGTGTATATAAATGTGGGAATAAATCTAATGCAACTCCACCCCATGCTTGTTTTCTATTTGTACTCCAGTTACCTGGATTAGGTACTCTGTTTTTGTTTAACCAATTTACTTTAATACTTGTGATGTTTTCAATACTATCTACTTTGTCTAAGAAACCATAACTATCTCTATACAAATTGTTCTTACACATAATAAATCTTGTTGCTGGAAATCTATCACACAAATGATTCCATTGATCCGCTGTGGGTAATCCTGGCTTTTCTATAAAGACAGTTTTTACATAAGGTGCTATTCTTTCTGCAAAGTATTCATGTAAATAGTTAGGAACACATATAACTGCTACATCAAATACTCCTTTAACATCATCAATAGACACATGGTCTGCTGGCACAACATTGTCAACAGTTGTAACATTATATCCTAATGCTCTTAATTCATTAAGATATACATTACCACCAATACCTCCAACACCAATCAATAGTGCTGTCTTACCAGTGCTGTTGACAAATTCTGCCATTACAATTCCTCTACTAAACTATCTAAAGCCTTCTCTTGAATCTCATCAAACTCGCCTTCTACTTGCTGTTCAACTTCTTCATCAAAGAACATACTAGCCGCACTATTTTTAAATGCACTATCATGATCCTTGTGTTTATTGTTGCTAACATCATCTAAGAAAGGCTTCGCTTCATCAATAATTTTAAATGGATTAGGGCAGTTAGGATCAAATACTTCTTCAACAAGTGTGTTAAACATTAACATATTTCTTGGTGTCCATAGACTTTCTTGATTAAGTTTTTTACCTTTTTTCTGCCATTGTCTCCAGTCTAGTTTGTAGTTTTCAAACTCCATTGTTGCTAGACTGTTTGCTTCTTGTACTGCTCTAATGTGCATGTAAACATTGTGTGCCATTAGTATTCCATAAGTAAAACTATCCCAAGATGTTTTACCTTCTTTACCAATTTTGTTTAGCATACCAGGAGCATACCAATTACAATCTCCAGCAGTAACTCTTCTGCCAATCTCACTCTCCCAAGGGAAAGGATTATCAGATAGTCTACCTGGACTGAAGTGGCTAAATGCTTTGTTGTCAAAACATTTTTCCATAATGTAACTCATTTGTTCACTTGTAATTTTGTTTCTAGTATAAACTAATCCATTTGCACTACTAATATAAGGACTAGCACAATCAAAACTTACTGTAATATTTGGATTGACATGTTCTCTAAGTTGTCTTTGTATGCTTGTTAGCATTACTCCCCATTCAAGTTTACTTGTACCTAAGAAGTGTATCCAATCTTTGTCTTGTAACAATTCATCATTACGCATAGTAATAAGTCTTTTCAATACCATATGCATATCACGAATGTTGTTACCACCCATACCCCAACCTTCTAGTCCGTCGGGTCCTTCTGAATAAGGCTTAACAGTTTGATACCATTGCTCTGCATCTTCCCAATAAGTTCCTTGTAATACATTTAAGAACTTTGTATGTCCTAAGCGATTATCTTTAAACCAATCTAAATTAAATGTTGTACATTTCAAACATTCATCGAAATTGTTTAGTCCAGTCTTTTCTCTAAAGCCAGGCTTACATGCCCAACTAGGAACATCAAATGTCATACTCCAGTCTGCAGTATTTTCTAACCAAGCAAGAATTCTAGCACGGACTCTATCGGCATCACCCTTGTAGTTTGCATCACTTGGTTTCTCAAAGAAGTTCTCCCAATCAAACTTAATAACGCCTTTACCAATTTGGAAACCACCAGAGTCTCCAACAATAGTTGTTTCGTTTTTATCTCGTTCGTGTATAATGTATTCCATTATAGCACTTCTGTCTAAGTCTAAATAGGCATGACCGGCACTATACAATGCCTTGTCATAATAGTAGTAACCTTTTTCTTTATCTAAGAAGTTCATGCCTTCAAAGCCATGTTCAAAGCCTTGTGGCACTCTATCTCTACCATCTACGTTTGGAATGTATCCTTCAACACTATTACATCTCCCCAACAGTTCAGTAAAGAATCCACTGATTGCTGGCAAAAATGTTGCGTAATCGCTATGTCTCTTGGATAAATCTCTCATTATGACCTCGCTGGCAATAGATATGTGTAAACTCCCATGCCACTGTTTACTGTAATTTGTAGAAGTCCTTGATTGTTAAAACTCATATCAACTTCTGCATTGTCAGAAAGTCTTAGAATTTTTAACACAATGTCAAGAGGCCAATTCCAATCTGTATTGATTTCACCTTCTACATTATTGTTAATTAAAATTTTAGTTCTGTCACTGCCTTCAGCACCAACATAAAAATACAATGCACCTTCTTCTGTCTTAGGCATAAAGTTGGCTTCATATGCCGCCAATACATTATTAAAGTAAGACAAGTCCTGCATCATCTTTTTGCTAGGTTGAATAGTAACATCAAACTCAGCACCTTTAAACTTTATGTCTTTAAGTTGCTGATTAATAACATCTGCTAACATAAATCTATAATGTGCATCTGTTCCTTCTGTGCTTGTAAATGCTACTTCTACTGGCACTTCTTCTCCATTACGTTCTTGTGTTTGAACTGTAACAGTTGAATCCTCTTTATCAAATCCAGGATATTGTAAGTAACCTTTTAGCACAGCCATCCTGCTAAGTCCGACTGTTGCATCTGCAAAGTCAACTACTGGATTGTTTGTGCTACCTTTAAGTATAACAGTTTTGTCTGCATCGACTGTTTCGATTTCTGTAGACTCTGTCGAGCCTTTGATTTTTACCATCTCAAAGATGCCTAAGTCATGTGTATGTCTGATAACATCTTTAAGTGTGTCTTTAATATAATTGCTCATAGTTTTCTCCGATAGAACATTTTTCTATATATTGTATAGTATGTATTTAGAAAAGTCAAGTCTTTTCTTTCCATTTTTTTCGATTAAAATTCAAAGAACGCATCCATTACCTTACTGTCGTTTGCTCTGGATAAGTCCCAACCCATAACGCCTAAGACGTTTTTTATCTTTTTATCTAAGACTGCTTCTTCCATTCCCTCCTCATCAAACGGCAACTCTTTGAACCAATCGGGCAAGTTGAGTTCGTCTGTAGGATATGCAATACTTGTATAATTCATTGGATTACTCTTTAATCTACACACAACAACCTTTGCACCATCCATAATAGTTAGACTGTAGTTGTCGCTGTTTGCAAACTTTAAGTTATTCCAATTGATACTTGCTCTAACATGACCTGGAATCATTTTGTTCTCAGTCTCATCTTTGAGTTTGTCAAGTTTGTATAATCTATAATTGTCTCCTGGAGACTTCATTTGTCTGTTGTACTTTTTAGTGTACTTTGTGATGTTGTTTGCACGTTTAGGCATGCCTTTCTTCCAAGGTTCTAATGTTTTGAAATGCTCTTTGAAGTCTTTTATCTTTGCAATAACTTCATCTTCTTTGTGTCCATTAAGTGCATCACTCAAACATTCTTCTAAGAAGTCTTGTACAAACTCAGGCGTATCACTTCGCTTGATATCCATTCCCATTACTTTAAGTTTACCACCCTCAGGCTGATATCCTTCTATGTCTAAACACATGATTGCATATCTTTTCTTAGTAATGAACACACCCGAACGTCCAACTACTTCTCTACCTGCTTTAATAATAGACCCTTTGTCTATTGTGCAACCAAAGTCATCTTTCATAAACTGTGGGAATGTGTCTGAAACTTGGTCACTGATACGGTCATACAGAGCAATAGCACTATCCATATTCAACTCCATATCCTCTGGCAAGGCTGGAGTGGCTGTAAAATACACAGAGTCTGTATCACCATAGACTAGTGTATCACCTGTATGGTCGTATCTTCCTGTGAGCAACTCATTCACTTTTGCTCCCATGTGGCGGGTGATCCGCCTACCCGTTAATGTAGTACTCTGACCAATACGTTTGTCAAAGAACCTACATCCTGGATTCAATATCGCTCCATAGAGCGAATTCAAATTAATCTTTTTAACTAATTGCCTCTTATCCCAAAAGGCTATATCGGCATCTGATGTTGCCTCTTTCTTTTTTACTTGTAGTTCTTGTCTTTCTTTATACCAACGTTCTAACAATCCTGGCACAATACCTTGAAAGTCTGTTTTAAATATAGTACCATTAGCACTAATGTTCCAAGGCTGACCACTATTGAATACTAAGTTGTAAACATCTGCACCAGTAACTTCTACACTAGTACCATCCTCCATATCAAGATGCATTACTTTGTTTACATCTTTCTCCATAACCATTTCATATTCATTGGTACCAAACTTACCTAGCCATGCATCAGCAAAAGACATCTTCTCTAACTTCTGTTTGCTTTCTATTTCTTCATCAGTGTAATCTAGTCTAAGTTGTCCTACAATAGTTTCTGGAGCCATGTTCAATGCTCTAAACACACTAGGATATAGACTGTTTATGTCCATACTGCCTATCCAATCATGGTATCCTTTCTTAGGGAATGCCACATAGGCACCTGCCGCCGTTGTATTTTCTTCTTTGTTTGGCTTGGGTCTATCAGGAACAGCATAGCCACGTTTATGTGCTTCATTGATAATTGCTTGTTCTGTTGTTGCCACAGCACCCATTGTTGTAAAAAGTAATACAGTATTGTCATGTGCAATAGTGTTTGCCAAATCTATGAACTGTAACTTCTTATCCATGTTTGCTATCAGCATCACGTCTTGTATGTTATATTCTAAGAACTTATGGAAATCATGATTATATAATCTATCTAAACTACCTTCATAGGCAACTTTCTTCTCACCTAACTCCATCTCTCCAATGTAGTCTAGTCTATAACTGTGTCGTTCTTCATAGTTAAATTTACGATACAGTTGCATATAATCCAAATGCACTCTACCCAGCAAGTCATAACTTTGTCTCTCTTCACCAAAGTTATCATAACGTCTTTCTTTTGGAAACTGGTCCCACAAACATAACTTACGAGTTTCGCTTTTACCTAATACTTTAATAATACGATTGATTGTATAAGGAATATCATATCCTTCACTGTTCCAACCACTCAGTATATCTGCATCATCTATCAGTTGTAAGAATACCTTGAGCATCTCTGCTTCATCTTTGAACAATATTACTTCTGGCATCTTTTCAGCAATGTTCTGTGCTTGTTCCCAATCCAATGTCTTAGGTGGCACAGCCAAACATACCATGGCATCCATCCAGTCCATGTACACACCAATTGCTGTGATAGGCATGAATGCTTCTTCTGGTGGACTGAATCCTTTAACAGGATCAAAGTCTACTTCAATATCAAAAAATGCTGTATGCAGTTTGGGAGAGTCTACACCTTCATAATGTTGTGCTAGTGTTTTGTTGAGTGGCTTAATGTCTGTTTCATATAGCCTGCCAGTCTTTCTATTAATTGCTACGTTCTTTTTAAAGTCCTTACTGTTAGCACACCTAACTTCAGTCAATGGCTCTCCATAGACACTTCTTGCCTTACCTCTTGGGTCTTGATAGTAAAAATTATAAACTGGCTTGTGAGTAACTAATACTCTTTTACCGTTGACTCTTTCTGAGACATGTACTACATCTCGAGTACGGTCGTGCCATGCATCAACATAACTCATTTAGTTTCCTATTAAAGATTATCTTTGCCAACTGCCGCCAAAATAGTTTCAAGTTCATCGAACTTGTCACTTTCTTCGCCAAAGTTAGCCTTGTGTGCTACTTTAATTGCTTTGTTTAGGATTGCAGGTCTAATGTCCATTTCTTCTGCGATTGCTTTCACAGTCTCTCTTAGTCCTACTTGTAATGCATCAACCTCGTATAATACTTGGTCGCCTTCTTGTATGAGTCTTTTTAGTCTTGCGACTTCTTCTGAATTGAATGTTCTATTAAATGCCATATTGTCCTCTGTGTATGTGAAATATTTATAACCATTTAAGTATTATATATTCAGTTCTTGGCAAAGTCAATAAAAATGATAAATACAGTAGTACACACAAAGGAGACCATAATGGCAGATGTAGAAAAAAAGACTGTACAGATAGAACTTGAAGTCGATACTAAAACAGTAGACAGCAGTAAGAATCCTTATCAAGGTTGGATTGATTTAGCAAAGGCAATAGATGCCTGGAGAATATTTCCACGTATGTTTTTAAGTGTTTATATTTTCTTACTATACTATTCAACTATGTGGTTCATGGGACTGGAAAATCCATCACTTGAACAATCAGGATTGATAAGTATTATTGTTGGTGCTGGTGCGGCTTGGTTCGGACTATACGCAGGAACTAGCAAAAATAAAGGCGGTGATTAATGTTTGTAAAACACTTTGTAAGATTTAATACTAGAGACGAACTAGATGACTATGATGTAATTGAATACTTCGACATCGTACAAAGTGTTGTGCCTTCTAAAATTGTTAAAGGTGTTAGTGTAGAAGATAGTGAAAAAGTTAGTGTTGACGTTTTAATATATGAAGATGCTGATAAAGACGGACCTATCTTTATACATGAAATAATACTTGAAGATGAAATAAGTGAAGAAGAAGGTAACAGAATATCACAAGAACTGATAGAGGAATTTCCGGATCAAGACCCATTTACATTCGAAGCATCAATCGAAATATAATGGCAATAGACAAACACGGCATACCCTTTCACCCATCTGAATATAATCCAGATTACCCTAGAATTAAATGTAAAATTTGTGGACTAATGAATAGTTGTGAGCATGGACTTACAGATGTTGAGCCTTGGTATCCAAGACTGCCAATACTATTAGAAGGTGGCATGGTACAAAGCATAGATGATTTTGTATTAGATCCTTGGACAGAATTTACATTACAACGAATAGTTGATACAGATATATCTAATCATAAACTTATAATCAAAGACTTTTTACACCCAGAACTAATACAAGAATGTTTAGACAACTGGCCCAAAGAGTTTTATCACATAGAAGTAGAAGGTAGAACTCAACAGGATATAGATTACAACATGGCATATCAAATAATGTTTAATAAAGTATTAGACCATGAGTATGTCAAGTGTGCTATTGCAGATAAATTTGGACTAGAAGTAGAATATAAAACAGATGCTTGGCTTTGGGAGGACACAGAAAAGTTTACAATTAATGATGTGCATGTAGATTATGACAAGTTTAATATTACATTTGGATTATACATGCCATTAGATGACAGCATAAAAGAATATGGAACACAATTTTGGGAACCTAAAACAGAAGAACTTGACCTTGGCAAAAGTCTTATAAGAGAAGATTGTAACCTAATTGACCAAGTACCTTTTATATCTAACTATGCATATTTTATGCCAAGAACAAATAACAGTTGGCATAGCAGTCCAATAATAGACAAACCAATGACGAGAAGACATGTTTACGGATATTACTCAGCAGTTTGAACACATAAAGAAACGTATAGAAGAAACACCTATACTTACAGATCCGTGGCCTCATATGTTTATTACAGAATTATTCACTCCAGAGTTTTATAGAACAATATGTGAGTTTGATAAGTTTGAAGGGTTTGATATAGATAACGAACATGGTAGAATACAACATACCTATAATGAATACAACGAAGAGTATGAACAATTTACTAGCAATTTGTTTTCGTTGCTAAGTGCAAAGTTTGAATTTCATACAGACACACCTGTACCAGCAACAACAAATTTTTGGGAAGACTCGTCTATGTTATCAATAGATGATGTTCACGTCGATGCATTCTATGATACATTGTTTACTATAAGTGGTCAAGTATATCTACCTATAGACATTAGTCAAAAAGAATATGGAACAGCCATGTACAAATACATAGGCAATAACTTATCAGAAGATGCTTTACAAGATAAAGGTACAGCACATCCACATATTGCTACTAACTTAGATAATTTTAAACTAATAAGACGTGTACCTTTTTATCCAAACTGTATGTTTGTTACTACTAACAATAAGGACAGTTGGCACCGAGCACCTGATATTGCAGAAGGTGATGTGAGAAAAAGTTTGATGTGGCGTTGGAAAGTTTAACGCAAATATAAGTCATTAAAAACTACATACTCCGCACATTTATTACATAAGGTTTTACCACGTATGTA